ACAATGGAAGATATTCGTAGGCCTTTTGTATACGAGAAAGAATCTCTTGAGCTAATTGACCTTTGTTAGCAAGAATAGCAATATTGTATTCTTCTTGGAATAAAACACACCACAACATATAACCAACTGTTGTAGTGGTTTTACCTACCTGCCGAGGCATTTTACAGATGGAGAAACGATTTGCATGAAAGTCACGCACCATTTCCTCTTGAAAACTCCACATATTAAATGGAACTAAACCATGGTCCACATTCACAATCTTTACATAAGTTTTAATAAAATAAACTGGATCAGCTGCACACTTTATAAACTCTTGTGCCTGCTCTTCGGTGAATGATATATCAACTCCAACTTTTTTAAGGTTGGAATTTCCCAAATAACCATCGTTCATTTATTTTGTGATGCTACGAAGCATCCATTGGTGTTTGTTATGAATGTCTATACGGCCTGCTAAAAAATCTGCAAGGCCTTGTTTATCAAATTGATCCGCTAATTTAAAAGCAACATTTAAAGTGGCAAGAACTCTTTCGTTATCGGTCATTAAACGGCGAGCCATTTCTACACCGGCTGGCACAGAAATTTCATCTTCAATCTCTGTGAGTTCCATAAAACGAGTAAAAGAACCTGGTGCATATGTGTCTAAAGAACGAATTTCTTCAGCAATTGGATCTACCGCACCATGCAGTTCTTCATAGAGATTGCCAAAAAATTCGTGGTATTGTGGAAAGTTTGAACCTTCCACATTCCAATGATACTGATGACATTTTAAATACAAAGCAAATGTATCTGCAAGGACTTTTTTCATTATTTCTTGTAAAGTTTCCATGGTTTTATTTATTTTCTTTGAGTTGTTTAAGTAATTCTGCCGTAGATCCAACAAATACTGCCTTATCTATCGTAAGGTTTTGTGTATTATTGGTTACTTTTGGTTGTAAATCTTGCTTACGCTTTTGAACCTCTAATAGGTCTTTGTTCATATCTGCAAGGTTTTTTAACATACCAGCTACCACCTCAAATGCTCTTGGGTGGTCAGATTGTTTGGCAACTGAGATAATATGGTCTGCCGCCTCGTTGCCTTTTTCAATTAGGTCACGAAGATTTTGGCGAGCAAACTCAGCATCATCTTCTATTGGATCTTTTAGTTCAACAACATCTGCCGTTAAAGGTATAGGCTCAATCTGTAGAGCTTCAGATAATTTTTCATTTAATTTCTTCATACTAATGTATCAGGCCATTCTGTAATTGTGTCCATAAAACCAAAATCAGCATCAGGTGCTGTATTTGCTGGTACTGCTGTAGTAACAATTGCAACCGCTTTAAGTGGTGAAACATCAACGGAAGTAACTGTGTATTTAGCGCCAGAATAATCACCTCTTACCACATCAGCCGATTGTAAAAGTTGATCCAACTCACCAAGAATGAGTATACCAGAGGCAGTATTGCTAAAATAAATTACTTTACCTGTTATATCATTTGTACCATTTCTATCTACACGGATTGTTTCAGCTGTTGTAAAGTAATTATTACCATTTGCCATATCAACATAAACTTTTTGTGCATCACGGTTCTGTGTATCAATATAGATATTTGTATTTGCTTGGCCATAGCGACCAGAAACTTGGCTATAAGCACCAATGAGGCCACCGGTGTTTGCATTTACGGCAGGCCACAAATAACTTTTAACTGTAAACTCTAAATCCCAAATAATTAAACGAGTGGTGCCATCACTTAAACCGCCTTCATAATCAGTTGTCATATTTACAGAGTTGAGTATGATAGGCATATCATATTTTTGATCCATATCTGGAATCATATCAACGGTAACTGTAAAATCTGGTTTGAAAAATGGTATAATTTGTTCTACAATTTGTGTACCATCTTCTGTATTACGCACAAAGATTGACATTGAAAAAGTAAAGTCATAAGGCACCGGTGCATATTGTGTATTTAAATTGCCGTAAGAATTCTGTGCAAAGTTTTGTACCAAAGATTGTTGCTTACGACTAGAATCATAAGACATACCTATGAGTTCAAATGTAATACGAGGAACAGTTACACTAATTGATTTAAGTAACTCTGGATCAGATGTAATTTGTGTAAGATATCTTTCCTTTGAAGCATAAGACAAAGGCACAATAAAGATTTCTTTTTTGGTAAGACCATCTTTAGTGTATCTTTGGAGTTGAATGTCTTTAAATAATGTGCCAAAAGCAACCACTATTTTACGAATAGACCGATTATAATATTGTGATTTACCTAGCATTATGGTTCACCAAAAGGATTCGTTTCAGTAAAGTCAATAATAGAATTGGCTTCAGATTTGATTCGGTTATTATCTTGTATATCTTCAAAGGCATTGTCCATAATCGTGAGGTCAGATGCAGTACCAATTGTCCATTGTGCCAAGCTAGTGTTGCCTTTAAGTGTGGTGCCTGGAGTAAATGTTCCAATTGTGCGATAAAGTTGTATAGATGAATTTGGTGTAAAATCGTAAACAAGTGCTTGTGCGGTAGCATTTGCTAAAGTTGACCCCACATAAACAATTTCATCGTTTGCAAAAGTACCAGAACCACCAGAATTTAATGTAATGTTTGTTTTAGAATAGTAGTTGCGAATTTGGTCATCAATTTCAGATATACCAACTGAAACAATTTCATTAGAAAATACATATTGTTTAAGTTTTAGTCCATACACATAAACATTACCGCCACGACCACGACCCAAAGTATAATACATGGCTTGGTCATTTTCATGCTCAACAAAAGTAATTTCAAAAAATGCCGTTACAAGAGGAACATAAATTAAATCTCCCTCTAGTGGTCGTGTAAGTGGTATTGTTGCGGCAAATCTACGGCGAGAAACAAGAAATTGGACCTCATCACGAATTTCTAAACCAAATTTAGAAATAAAATCTTGCTCACCATCCATACCTGTAACATTTTCCAAATACATTTCAATTGGATAAGCTGTTACATACTGTTTGAGTGTATCTTCACCAAATAGATAATCTACTTGGTCACGGGTAGAACGAGGAAGATAATAAACATCCATGCCATAAATTTGCATGGCTTCAATGACCAAATCTTCAACCAGCAACTGCTCGCTGGTTATCTGGCTTGACGGATAGTTATTGAAATAGACATTGGTTGCCATTCATTTTAACCTGTAATAATCTCACTTGGCAAGCTGTTGAATTGGAATAAATCTTCTTCTACTTCTTTAATTTCTTCTCTTGCTTCATTAGCAATACGAACACCATCAAGTGTCACACCGCCAGGCATTTGTATGCCAGAGAATTTGGACAAGTTATTACCCCATTGGAGTTTAATTAAAGCAGTAGCATATTTTTTAAGGAATCGGTCATTCCAAACATCTGAAACGCCAGTCACCGTTACTGTGCCACCAGAAACAGGTGCTGCAACTGGTGCTTGTAATTCTAGTGATGTTGGTGAAGAAATCTTTTTAACTTGTAAACTTTCGCCATTGATATTGATAAAATCATTTTCTAGCAGTTCTTGGTCAAAAATTGTACCTGTTCCTGTTACGGTATTTGCCGTTGTGGTTGCTGATACGGTACCTGTAAGTGTGAGAGTTTCTGGCCGTAAAGCTCTATAACATTTAATAATTACATATTCACCAACCAACAAATCACGGGACCAATCAATATCTAAAAAGATTTTATTTTGTTTACGATTAAAACGAAATTGTGGTGTGCCAGAAAACAATAAGTTTAATGACCGAATATGTTGCATCGTAATCTCATATGATACATACGATACGGATGTAAAGTCATAGAGGTCATGTAGGCGTAGTTGATAACGCAAGTCAAACATATTAATGGATGAATTAGAATCATCAAACGGAAAAACTGCGGTGACAAAAATTACCGAATCAGGACAATAAATCCATCCACGGTTAATATCTGCAGCAGTAACTTGATGTTTGAGATACATTTCTTCTACACCATCAAAATGATAATCTTCAAAAAACTGTAATGCATCGTCAATACGGTCATCTACTTGGTCGTCATCCACATTAATGTCAATGACCGGAAAGCCTAAACGGCGCAGGCAATAATTTTTGAATGTTGCTCTTGTAGTTGGTTTAGCCATATTTTATCCTAAAGCAATCGCAAATGCTATAGCACTTGGGTCAGTAGCAGTTACCGCTACAGTTGAAATTGCGTTAATTCTACCATTTGCAGACACAGTAACTATAGGAATGTGTGTTGCATTACCATATGCTTGCGATGGAGAAATTGTGATATTTGTTACATCAGTATTTGCTTTATCAAAAGCACCATTAGCATAAACGCCAGCAGAAGTGGCCTTATTATCAGCGGTATTAGCTGCAACAAAGGCACCGTTAGCATATACGCCAGCTGAAGTTGCTTTGTTATCAGCAGTATTGGCTGCTGTATAAGCATTGTTTACATAAGGAAGTAAATCAATACCTTTAATTGTAATTGTTGTTGATTTTAGATTTGCATTTAATGTATCAACTATAAATGAACCATCAGCAATAATTACATTATTGTTTGCATCAATTTCTGGAGTGTAACCTTTAAATAGATACCACTCTTTTGTTCCAATATCACGAATTAAACCAGAGTGTGCATTTGTTCCATCATTATAGTGACCAGCAAAACCAATATCTTTTGTATCTGAAAAGTAATTACCTTCACCAAGAATAATGAGAGTATCATTGGCTACAATTGTTCCTGCACTTACACTAAATGTTTGACCAGAAACAAAAAGATTGCCAACAGAAAGATTTTGTGTGACTGTTAAATCACCAGTAATTGTGCCACCAGTATTTGCATTTATTGAATTATTAGCTCTTACAAAAGCACCATTAGCGTAAACACCGGCAGAATTAGCACCAGTAAATGCAGCTGTTATAGAATTATTTTGTGTTAGGTTTACACCAGCTTCATTATTTGCCGTAGCAAATGCTGAGTTGGCATATGAGCCTGCAGAATTTGCTGTAGTCCAAACAATGGTTTGATAAGCAGTATTTTGTCTTGTGCCATCAGCAAATATAACATTGGCAGTTGCTGGATCATCAAACTGTAATGCACCAAGAGTATTAATTGTGCCACCAAACTTGGCCCCACTCTGAACAACTAACCAACCAGGGTAAGTTGTGTTCAGTCCACCATCGTTTGAAGGTAATGCAGTACCAATAAACAAACTTCCTTCTATACCAACACTCATTACATTTGCGCCAGCACCACCAAATGTAAACAATGAATTATTTGATGCTGGGTCGGAAGAATAAACACCGGCCTTTAAATCACCTGCTTGTGCAACACCAGACTGACCAGACCAATATAAACTGCCAGTACCACCATCTAAGTTTAACTGTGAATCACTAAGATTCAGAACAGAAATTGTAGGTGAGTTTTGCAATAAAAGAACTTGGCCAGAACCACTATATGATGCAATTGATTGGCCTTGAATTGAAAATATATTATTGCTTGAAACAGAAACATCAAAAGTTTTATTGTTTAATGTTGCAACACTATTTGCGGTAATTGCAGAATTTGCCTTATCAAAAGCCTGTTGTGCTAATACATTTGCAGAATTAGCGGCCGCAAAGGCACCATTAGCATAAACACCAGCACTATTGGCCGTAGTAAAGGCAGATGTTATGCTATTATTTTGAGTATCATTTACTGTATTAGAATAAGCAGCGGTACTGTTAGCAATTGCAAAAGATGAATTAGCATATGAACCAGCAGAATTTGCAGCTTGAAAAGATGCGTTGGCTGTGTTAAATGCTGCTTGAGCAAAAATCTGATTTGCAGAAACCGCACTTTCTCTGGCTAATGGAAAACCACCAGCTGTAGAACCATCGTGGACTACTACGGTATCTTTATCGGTATCAATGGTAATCTCAGCCACCGCACCCGTAAATGCGTTGGTTTGTGTGGTGTTACCTCGTCTTAATTGAACTTGTGTGGCCATATTCGTTTATTTATAGTGTGCCATAGTCGTAAATTACATTAGTATCTTCATATACAAAACCATAGTCGGCAGTAGTAAAAGTGTAACCGGCCGGTACACTTACAACAACTTTTTTTGCAGAAATATTTGATGTAACTGTAATACCAGATTCCCCAACAATTTGCAAAGAATCGTTTGAGGTTGTTGCGAGAATTGTGCCGCCATTTGCAACAATTTGGCCAAATGAATTTGCGGTACTACCTCCACCGGATCCTGCGTTTGCTGTGTATTGTTTTGAACCATCAGCAAACTGAAAATACCCTCCAGTATTTGCAACAAAAGTATTTGCATAGATTACATTGGCGCCTTGTATATTACCATAACTTCCTGTTGTAATAAAAGAAGTGGCAGTAATTGTACCTGTTACGGTGCCGCCATTGTTTGCATCTAAAGAGTTGTTAGCACGGGTAAAGGCTGCCGTAATGCTATTGTTTTGTGTTAGATTTACGCCACCTTCATTATTAGCCTTGGTAAAAGCAGCCGTAATGGAATTGTTCTGTGTTAAATTTATTGCATCTTGTGTATTGGCTTTAGCAAAAGCTGCATTTGCATATGCATCTAAATTTCTACCTAATACAACAACAGAATTAGCAGAAACGGTTTGTGTTATTAAACTATATGAGTTTAACTGAACATTTGCCGTAGCATTAATGTAAGGTACAAAGTTTAGAGTTGATGCTGGTAAAACAGGTAATGTTAAAGCACCATCAGCTGCACCATCAAACAATATACTAATACTAGCCGAAGTGGTAAGCATTACTGCATATATTTTTACTACAATTCTATCTGATACAACCAATGAAACCGGTGTAGAAATATACACATTT